TTTTGCTCTTGTAAACTCGTATTTAATTTCTCCAAGCTCAAAATAGAATCTAAGCCACCATGCTCCTAATGGTTTGGGAGGTCTTCCCCTTTCTCTATGATAATTTTCTCCAGCTAAATATTCTTCTTTATATGTAGGTAAACAAATGTGTGTTTGTTCGTCTAAGTGTATAGTACCTTTATGGTTAACTCTTTCTCTAGGTATTGCTATTTGCCAGCTTTCATGAATATGGCCACTTACACAAATTTGAGCATCTGGTAAATAAACTGCTTTTCTATTGGTTTGTATAATTCCTCGAGTAACAGGTCCTCCACCGCCATAGCCATGAGTATAATTTAATAGTATTGGTGTTAGCCTTGAGCTACTTTTTTTCTTTTTAAATCTAAATCTAACATATCCTGTGTAAAGTCCTTTTGTAAGTTTTGTACCATTTTTATAATTTAATGTGGTTACAAATCGCTCTATTAAATCTGTTTCATGGTGTTTTCTTATAGCACTTTCATGATTTCCCTCGCTTACTAAAGCAAATAAATCAGCATAAGGACTAAACCAATCTACAGCAGTATTTACTACTGCATCTAAATAATTGTCTACTTGATGCTCTGGCCTTAAATCTGTTTTACTTGCTCGCCTGTCATATTTACCTTGCATAACACAAAACAAATCTCCAAAATCAAGTATTTTAGCGTTTCTTTCTTTTGCTTGGTCTAAATGTATCTTTTGCAGTTTTAAATTGCTGTGAGGGTTATCCCAATGTCTGTCTGAAGATAATAAATACCATTGTTCCCAACCAGCACAAAATTCATGTTCTAGGTCTAATACTTGTGGACTAATCCTTTTTATCTCCATTATTTAATATAATTAACTCAAAACCATCTGGAGCTGCTTGCAAAAGTTCTCTCATTGTTCTTCTGCTGTAAGTTAAATCATTTTGCCCATCTTTATTAATATCTACAAAATCATGACCTACAGCAATACATCCTCTAAGCTGTGTATAATAATTGGCTGGGTGGATTAAAATGTAGTCTCTCATGTCTACATTTTCTATAAGGTAGTGGTCTCCATATTTATCAGAGACTCTACATTTAGCAGTATATTCTCCTGTAGGAATGCAGCTTTTATTTCTTTTGTTATCTTTCCAAGCTAATTCTAATGTTCCACAAGTGTATTCTATATCTAAGCCATTGAATATAAAAAGCCTGCCTAATGTTTGCTTTTTGTTTTCTTTTAGCCTAATTAGTACTGCCTTTTTCATTGTTTTTATAAGCAATATAAAACTTATATAGCGTAAATGCAATACCTAGCACTAGAGCTGTAATTCTTAGCCATGTTTCTAAATCTGACAAAGATACTCCAATAGCTGCTCCATTTACTAATATATTCTCTGTTGTATCTTTATCCATGTCTTTTAATTTATGAGACTTTAACTACTCCTCTATCAGTATATAACAAGCCAGATGTTCTTGGTCTTGATGTAGGGAGATTACTAGCGTCTATTTCTGTAAGTATTTCATTACTTGCAATGTATCTTCTAAGCTCATCTATGTCATTTTGCATTAGTTGTATTTGATGCAATAGAGCAGCCTCTGGGTCATAGTTAATTAAATCAATATGCTTATTATTGGTATAGCTGTCACTCATTTTAGTTAAATCTCTACCAGTTTTAGAGTGTATTCTTGAAGATTCTTTGTTTGCTAGTGCCATATTTAAGTTATTGTTACTTTACCACCATATACTTTTTCAGTAGATGTTTGGGCTAATTCTATTAATATATAATTGCTTCCACTAGCTGGCACATCTGTTATGTTTATTGCAGTACCTATGTTTCCTGTTCCTTTACTTGTAACAGAATCAGAGTCTATTGTAGCCTCGTAAACTTCTACAGCAGATGTACCACTACCATATATAATTAAATCTGTTGCTTTTCTACCTTTAGGGATTTTTACAGAGGCATACATTTTTGCTGTGCTATGTGATTTTAACCATCTATCCCCTGTGGAATCATCTATCATTAAAGGTCTTCCTACATCATCAGCTATAAAATCAGATGGCAATATAAGTATTGCAGTATCTACTACTAAAACATTAGCTGTTAGTGTGCCAGAAATAACTGCATCTCCTGTTACATCTAATTCTTGTGTAGGAGAGCTATTTCCTATTCCTAGTTTAGCACTAGATGAATTTATATAGGAGCTGCCAGAAGCTTTAATTTGCACTTTTGCAGTAGCGTTATCTCTTAATACTAATTGCCCTATGTGTGCATTACCTCCACTACCTAATCTAGCTAATTGGGCAATCCTATTCCCATCTGCATCCTCTAAAGCAACTTGTGCTGTAGGGCTCTCATCAGTATCTGTGGCTAATAATACACTAGTACTTAATATAGTACCATCAAAAGTTAATTCAGCACTTGCTCCAAAACTACCACTATTATTAAATTGTACTTGTGTATCTGAGCCAGCTGGACTTGTTGGAGAACTTGGTGTGCTAGTAGAATTTATAGTAACAGATCCTGTGCCTCCTGTAGGGCTTATAGTAACATTAGTACCAGCGATTATTTTATTTACTCCAGCCATATCATAACTGCAAACAAGGATTTTGCTTCCTACAGCATAGCCTACTCTTGTGGTAAAACTTACATCTATAGTGCCTCCACCAGCTGCACTTTTATTAGTTGTAGTTATGCCTAGTGGATTACCTCCTACCTCATCACAAATTATTAGCTTTTGACCAGAAACTATTGGAGCTAACAAACCACCTACACTAATCTGAGTATAGGCTGTATTAGCACTTAAAGCAGTAGTTAAAATACCTACAACATTGGACTTTAAAAATAGTTTTTGTCCTAAGTCTACAGCAAAATTAGTTACTTTAGGAAGAGGATTTGGTGCTGGGGGCTCTGGCAATGTTATTATTACATCTTCAGTTTCTGTAGGTGTTATACTTGATTTATCTAATTTATACCAAGTACCACTCCACTCATCTTTAGCAGCTGTGAAAGTACCTTGTAAAAAGATATATTTTTCATCAGCTCCTCCTATTGTACTTTGATAAATTAAGGTCTTGTGTGCTGAGTAAACATGAGATATTATTGTAGCTTGTAATATTGTTGTAGGCTTGTTACTTACTTTTAAATATTCTGTAACTAATAATTGTGTAGCATCTCTATAGCTTGTGCCTGTATCAATATCAAAACCTCCTGTGGCTAAATTTGTTGCACCACTTACAAGCCTTAATGTGTGTATTGTGCTATCTTCAGTAGCTATATTGCCTAATGGTATATCTCCTAAATCCTTATCTATTGCAGCTGTAGCTGGACTCTGTCCAGATATATAAGTAGTCCCCATTTGGCTATCTTCAGAGGTCATATTGGAATCTGTAATAGCAGATAAAAATGGGCTACTAATTAATTCTATAGTTCTTGTATCTGGTGTATTTACTCCTACTTGTAGACCTGTAGATGAGGGCATACCATAAGTAGCTAAGCCAGTACCATCACCACCATAGACTAAATCTAATATATCCATTTCTCCATAGACTAAAGATGTAGATGGTAATTGCCAATAATAAATAGCTCCTCCCATGCTAAATTGCACTTCTCCATAGTCTCCAGAGCCTAATGGAGGAAGACTCATATTTGGCACTAAAATTGAGCTTTTGGCTGTGTCATAACCTGTAGGGCTATCTTCAACATAAGATGTAACAAGGCCGAGCTGCTCCATTTGTATTTGCCAAGCTTGGCTGTTATTTACTCCAAAGCCTGTGGCTAGTATAAATGTACTATTTGAATCTGTACTCCATTCCCAGCCCATTGTAGTAGCAGCTCCTATTGTTTGGTTTCCATTAAGATACTTAGTACCTACTTTTAGTTTACATTGCAAAAAGCCAGTCATGTAGCCTCCTTGATTAGCATGAGGAGTAACAGCTGAGGCTGCCCACTTTTCAGTCAATATAGCATTAAAGCTGAAGTTTAGTTGTGTTTGGCCTTGACTAACAAATCCAATAGTAGTTAGTGAGCTATAGGCATTTGTAGGGTCAAAATTAGCAATGGTATGGCCTTTTATATATCTAGCTCTTACACTATTTAACTCTGGCTCTAGTGTAAATGTAGCTCCAGCTTTTATTTTAGCTTTTGAGGCTGTTACATTTGAGCTGTTGTCTATAGTTATAGGTGTAAATTTACCATAGTCAATTCGTGGCTCATATCCTCCTGGAGCAGCTGAGCTTTGCCAAAAATAGCTATCTACATCATAAGAATTGTCTTGCACCAAAAAATAGTAACCATCAGCATAAAAAACCTTTAATCCAAAAGATTTTAGCACTCCTGTAAACTCTCGCAAATAACTTTCTATAGTGTTAGGATGGTTAGCCTGGTCAGATACAAAGCCATTCCTATTATATACTATTTTTCTCATAGCATTTGTACTTGTGCTATAAGGTAAATTAGCTGGCCACCATTTAAAGTAACTTATTACATTACCAGAAATAGCAGCATCTGCTGGCTGTGGCAAGCTTGATAAGTCAAAAGTGTCCATAAAAATTTTCAAAGGATAATATAAATCTTGAAAATCACTAGAACTAGCTGTAGTTAGTGTATTATTGTATTTATTTAATAACCTACCTAGACTATCTGTAGCTTTTACATTTATTGTGTAAGGATAAGCTTGGTCTTTATAATTATCATACGCTGGCTTAATCCAACCAGCCCAAAATAAAGTATTGCTAGGGCCTCTTGTTATTTCTACATAAAATTCTCCCTCATCTGTGCCTAATATGGTGTTTAAAGTAGCAGCATCTGTAGCATTTTCAACAATAAAGCCTATGGTTACACTAGACTTTTTAATTTCTGCTATTTTTGTATCTTTTCCTTTATCATATCTAAGCTTAAAACCTTGCTTGGTTAATTTTATCTCTGTATCATTACCAGCAGTTAGGGTTTTAGCTTTTATATTAACATCCCATTGTTCTCCTACTACTTCAGAAAAAAATCTACTTTTTAAATATAAAGCACTCATAATTAATATTTAGATGCTACAGAGGCAGTTACTAAATCTAAACCTTTGCCATCTGTTTCTTGACTTATTTGGTTATCTATTGCTAAAATCATATCGCTACCACTAAGAGTAAAGTTTCCAAATAGCCTACCACCTCCTAGAGCGTGGTTTGGTGTTATTTGACCACTTACATTACTGCTAAATAATTCAGGACCATTTTCTCCTACAATATAAGGTCTACCACCTATTACAGGGCCTCCACTTGCTCTACCAGGTATGCTTTTAGTTAATATGCCTAAAAAGTCTGTAGGCCCTCCAAATGCAGCTCCTAAGCCTGGAATCATTGCAAATACAGCAGCCAATATTAATGCTTGTATTATTAAAGCTGCTATTTTTTTAGCTAGGTCTATAAATATTTGCCCCATAGTTTTTAAAAGTCCTTTACCAGCAACTACAGCCTGTGCCATACCTCCAGCAAAATCTTGTGCCATAGCAACACCAAACTGAGTAGATGCTTCTGCTAATCCTATCAATTTCTGTTGCATTGCAGACAAACCACCAAGCACTCCTCCACCTTCTTCAGAGCCTCCCTCATCACTTCCTCCAGATTCTCCTCCACTTACAGCAACATCTCCTCCTACTCCAATAGCTGTACCTATACCAAATAAAGCATCTTTTGCTTTAGTAGCTGCATTGCTTACAGCATCACCAAAAGAGCCAAATTCTTTTTTATATTCTTTTGTATTGTTTTGTAAGGCATTTAATCCAATTAGAGCAACTTCAAATGGATTAGTAGCTGGCTCCATGCCTAAAAACTCTAATACTTTATTATAACCATCAAATAAAAATTTTGCAAACTCATTAAATTTTATTCTCATTTTTATGAAAATATTAATCCACCAAGACAAGTCTGTAAATCTTTCCTTAAAAGCTTCAAAATTATCTACTACATATATAATAGCAGCAGCTATGGCAGATAATGCAATTACTACAGCTCCCATTGGGCTAATTAAAAAGCCTATTACACTAAGCAAACTACCAAATAAAGCTACCGCTGGGCCTATCGCTGCAACAATACCTCCAATAGTAATAATTACTATTTTCATGCCTCCATCTAAATTAGTCCAGGCATCTATAACAAAGTCAATAGCATCTAGTAAAGTATTCATAACAGGAATAAGCATTTTGCCTACGCCTTCCATCAAATCCCCAAATCTGTTTTGTAATTGTTTAAGGCCTCCAGTACCAGCTTCTGCAGCTGCTTCAGCTTGTCCTTTAAATTGTTGAGCTACAACATCAACAGCAGCACCAGCCATTAATTGCTCCTTAGTTAAATTTTTAAGAGCTGGAATGCTTTCTCCTAGTTCTCCTGTAAGCCCTCCAAATGTTTTAGCTAAATTTTTAACACCAAAATCTAAAGTCTGACCAGTTCCACTAGCTAAGTCCATTGATGCAGCAATAACAGAATTTATTTGTTCTTCTGTCATGCCTAATGAGGCTAAATATGCTTGCTGTGCTATAATTTCTTCATCTCCAAATGTAGAAATGTTTTGAAATTTTGTAGCTTCAGCAGTTAATGTTTTAAAGGCTTTTTCATTGCCTTTTAAAGCTGTTCTAAGTTTTGCCTCTGCTTTAGCCTGTTTATCAAAAGCCATTACAGATGCACCAGCAAAAGCAGTTAATGGAGCTGTCAGACTCATAGTCATGCTTTTACCAATCTTTTTTAGGTTAGCTGCTGACTTTTTAAAAGTCCTTTGAGCTTTTTTCATAGCTCCTTGAAACTGCGTAATATCAGCTCCAAGCTTTACATTTACACTTTTACTTGGCATTTTTCTTAATTAATTTGCTTCTCTGTTCTATATAAGCTAGCCTCTCTTTGCTCATTTTTGGAGCTATGATTTTTTTATCCCAATCAAAAGGCCATAATTTTTGAGGCTTGATGCCTTTACCTTTTTTGGTATGTGGCATTAATAATGTACTTGCCAGTAATCTAAATTTCTCCCATTGCAATCGGTCTCTTTGTTTTTCCAGTTGCTCAAAACCAGCTAGCTTATTCTCGTATTCTCTAGGAGTAAGGTCATCTAGTTGGTCTGGAGTAAGGTTTAACCATCCATAAGCTACTTGCTCTAAATCATCAAAAGTAAGAGAGCCAGCTCTAGTATCTACTTCCTTGCTTTTTTTTTAGAGCCTTTAGGCTGTGCTAGACTTTGCTCAAATACCTTTAGCACTTTAGCCATTGCATCCTGGTCTTCATCTAGCATATCTGCTACATCATCTAGCTCTAATACAAATTCTTGTTTTGTTACTCTAGCACCATCTTTAAGGCCACTCCAAACCAGAGCGATAGCTTGTGTTATGGTCATATCATTACCTAATCCACCTAATTGCCCTAATGTAGTACCTGTAACATCACTAAAATGTCTCAGAGCTGCAAAGCCATACTTTACAGGATAGTCTTTCCCATTTATAATTACTGGAGTAGCTTTCATTAAGATGCTGCTGCCTCAGTTAATATTCCACTCCCAGCTATAGTTACTGAAAAAGTAGACTGGTCTTCTGTTCCTCCTGTTACGCTTAAAGAGGTAATAAAACCAGAGCCATGATAATATTTGTTGTTATCAGAGCCAGCAGCTCCAGTAATTGTTAATTCTACAAATACTTTAGTACGCTCATTTGTTCCTCCTAAATGCTCCCAAAAATCTACAAAAGCTCTTTCTCCAGCTTTAGCTTCATTTTGATATAATGCATCAGCACTAACACTCCAAGAGCGAGTGCCTAAAATTATATCTTTCCATCCATAGGAGCTTTTATTTGTTTGGTCTATTTCATCTGCAGAAACTTCTAAGCTGCAGCTAGTAGCGTAAGCCACTATAACCTCATTGTCAGTAGAGCTGCCCACTTTTAATAGGAGGTCAGTTCCATTTACTAATCCTGTTGCCATTTTTTTTTATTTATTTAGTTTGCAATTTAATTGATATTTAATTGTTTTACAATACTCTAGCTTGAAAAGTTAGNGTCTTTGTGTAATATTTTCTCTGTTTGTTGTAGTCTTCGCTAAGGCTTTCTAAAGATACTCCATTTATTTTAAATGTAGTAGTTGTACCAAAGCTACTACTTGTTATTGGTAGTACTAAAACACCTATAACAGCTTCTGCTAAATTGCAGCAGTTTTCATAATCTCTATTGTGTACTAATATTGTAAAGTCTACTATTTCATAAGCTGGTTGTCCATGCAAAATAGCCCCATTTCCTGTTTTAACATATACAGGGGTAATAGCATCTATTTGATAAGTAACAGCTGCACTTGGGTCATTTTGATTTAATAATGGCTCTGGCTGTATTTTAGCAGCGTCCATTCCAGGTTCAGCTAATACACTAGGCCCACCTCCAAATGGTACACTTTTTAGCATACTAAATATAGCATCTCCAATTTTTGCTATTCTTCCATCTAAACTCATTATTTAAACTTTTTAAGCTTTTTTTCTAAATTTTTTAGCATTAAATCTCTAACTTTAGATAGAGCTTGTGTTTTATTAGCATTAAAAGCAGCTTCTATAAATCTTCTTCCTGTCCAATCAACATCAAAATTTTCTTTTCCTACTTCTACTAAATGAGCATGAAATCCTTTAAAATTTCCATATACTCTAGCACCTACTAAAATAAATGGCTTGCCCTTAGTTCCTCTAATTCCTTTTATTACTCCAATCGACTTTTTTAAATTACCTGTTACATTATTAATGTTGCCTCTTATGTCTTTTATTAAAGGCTTTGCTATTTGCTTTAGTCCTCTTTTTATATCAGCATCCTTTAGGGACTTTTGCCCTAAATCTCTCAATAGCCTATCTATTTCTTTATCTCCTGTTATGCTTGCTTTTATTCCAATCAATTTTTTGCTGTATGTGCTTTTATTATTACTAGCTGTTGGTTGCCCATTCCTTTAAATTCTACGCTCCTTATATAATAATTTTCAGAATCATAAATTATGCTGTCTATTAAATCTATTTCATCTGTTATAGTTTCATATCTGTAAGTAAATTCTACATTTTTAATTAGATTCAATATACCTTCATTTTCTTGCTCAGTACCTGGCAGCCATTTTACTCTTGCAAACCTATCACTAGCTGTAGTTGCAGAAACTACTATATCTCCATAATTACTTTGCTGAGTGCCTGTATTTATGTTTATGGTTGTTTTATGTCTAAATTCTCCTGGATTAATCACCAATCATAATTTTTATATTGATTCACTATATTTCTATAACCTAGTGGCAACTCATCTACTTTTAAATAAGATACAGGGCTTCTATTATCGTAATAGTGTTGTATAAGCATCAACATAGCTATTTTTAAAGGCTTTGTGTATTCAGCTAAAGGAGTGCTAGTATAACTTATAGAAATTGCATCTAGTCTATCAAATAATGGGTAGGTGTTTCTAAGTTGTATTTTTGGTATACCATTAGCTGTACTAAAATTAAAATAATCAGAGGCTGCTAAACTTTGTGCTGCATTATTACTATCAAAATATACTATAGTTAGACTTGTAACTCCTCCAGCATAGCTTAAATACAATATATCATCATCTGGCCAATCCTTACAAGTTTCTACAATCTGAGTATCAACTACTGCTGCTCTAGTATCATTTGTAACTTGTACTCTAGCAATCTTTATTAATTCAGTTATATAGGTGTCATCTGTGCTGTGTCCTACTCTTAAATATTCTTTGGCCTCAGATAGTGTAATTACCTCTGTTCCAGAATATGTAGCTATAGATGCAAATTGTGCCATTTATTTAAGTTTAAAAAAAGGGACAGGAGGTTAATCCCATCCCTTTTTATTATACAAATTACTCTACTATGAATTAGTATCTACAAAGAAAGAGAAAGCTTTGTCTGGTCGAGCTACTAAACCATCTAATAGGTTAGTGATTACCAGTCTTCCAATTCCTCGTGATGCAGTAGTATATGGGTCAAATAAGATAGACATTCCACCAAATTGGCCTAAGTGAATGTCGCTCATATCTCCAAAGAATACATAATCTCCAGCTCCAGCTGTTCCATCAGCTGCTCTACCTAAGTTAGAAGAAACTTGGAAAGGGTATGTATTTATAGTCTTTTGGAAATTGTCCATATAACCATCTACATAGTTGTTAGATGCTAAACCTTTAGCTGCACCTAAACCACTAGCATTAAAAATGTATGCTAATCGAGAAGCTGCTGGGTTTACATCATTAGCTAATACATTAGCCTCGCAGTTTAATACATCAGCTATAGCCATTGCAGTAATTCCAGTTGTTCCTGTAGCTCCATCTAGTACATCTTTAAAAATAGAAGTAGGTCCATTTGAGCCTGTAGTAGATGTTTGGTCTGCTGCTGCTAACAAGTTAGCCTCAAATTGAGCCATTACTGCAGTTGCTAAATTTCTTTGCATTGCTGCCTCAACTGCTGGGTTTTGTTCCATAAGCTCTGCACTCATTGACGCTAAAGAAATAATTTTCTTTGGAGACAATGTTTTTGCTGTTAAAGCTCCAGATTCTGCTGCTTCTGTAGTTCCAGATGTATATCCAGACTCAGATACAAAAGATGCAGTACAAGAGCCTACTATTGGGAATTTTCTATCTGCACTAAGTCCAGTATAAAAATTAGCTCCAGCTTGTGCTAAAACAGAATTAGCTTGTAATTGGTCTACAAAAGATGCTACTTCTGTCCCTTTTGCATTGCCTGTAGTAATTAAAGCTCTTGACTGCAATACAGCAGATGGAATAGCTATCCCTCTATACATTGCATTTGGAGACTCGTTTCTAGCTTCTGCATCCATTTCTTTTACAATCCCCTCTACTACTCCAGTATAAGCTGCTTTAGCTGCTGCACCAAATGAGAATTTTCTCAAATCTTTATCTGTTTCTTTTACATCTTGTGTTGCAAAATTTACAGGGTTAGCTTTTGCTAATTCCAATGAACGCTCTAAGCGCTCAATTCGATTACCTAAGTCATTTACATTTTTTTCTGTAGCATCAAAAGAAACTTGTTCTTCATCTGTTAGATTTCGGTCTTCAGCTTCTGCTACATTTATAAGAGCAGTCATTTCATCTAGTGCTACTTGACGCTCTTCTTTTAATTGCTTTAAAGTTTTTTTCACTTTTTTAATTTTAATAGTGTTAATTTACTTTTTCTTGTTTTTATATTGTCCTTGTTGTCTTGTTTGTGATGGTCTAAAGAGCGGACAGCAGCACTTGTTTGCGGATAAGCTGGCCTAGTAACTAAACTAACATCTATTAGTCTTTTTACTTCCTTGACTTCTCGTACAAATCCTGTGCTATCTTCTTCCCATTTATCTTTATCTACATAAAATCCAAAGCTCATTTTAGAAATATCTCCTCTGTTCATAAGCTCTATGGTATCTTTTGCAGCTTGTGTATTTGGCATAGTTATCTCCGATACTAAACCTCTCTCATCTACAGATAATTTTAATGTGCCAGCTGTAGTTCTACCAAATACTATATTATTATCATGATTCAATAAAGCTACTACATCATTTTCTAGCACTTTATCAAAAGCTCTATTATTAATTTTTTCTTTAAAGCCTCCTAAGTCTTCGCTAAGTTGGTCAAATACTGCAGCATATCCTCTTACAATAGTATCTCCAGCTTCTGTAGTTTCTGCTCTTAGCTCCTGGCATTCAAATTGTCTTATTTCTAAATCTTTACTCATTGTCTTGCTTTTTATCTGTTGCTAGCATATTCATTGGAACATAATACTTGTTACCATCTTCGCTGTCGTTCATATTTTCTTTTCTTCTTATCTCATTTGGACTTATAGCACCTATGCTAAATAATTTTGCATAATATTCAGCTCTACTCTTGCTATCTCCTCTTAATAAAGCAGTAGTATTAAATTCAAAATATGTACTGCCTTTATCATTTTCAAAAATTAGCTTTTTATTAAACTCTTGCTCTATCTTTGTAGCTAAAGGGTTTATAGTGTGTGTAACAAATTCTATAGACTGCTGCTCTATATTTGAAAAAGTAGCTCTTTCTAAATCTCCTAATAAATGTGGAGGTACTCTAAATATTCTGCTTACTTCTAAAATACTAAATTTTCTAGTTGCTAAAAACTGAGCTTCATCTGGTCTAAGCTGTATAGCTTTATAATCCATGCCTTCCTCTAGTACTGCAGTTTTAAAATTACCTTTATATCCACTATGGTAAGTTCTGTGCCATTGTTGGCTCAAAGACTTCATAGCATCAGCTCCAAGTTGGCCTGGATGTTTTAATACTCCGCTAACTTTGGCTCCACTTTCAAAAAAATCTTTTCCATAAGTTTGAGCTGCAATACCTAAAGCTATATTATCTTTAGCTGCAGCTATTCTACTTTGCCCTATAATACCATCTAAAGCCATGTCTGGAATATGTATTATATCTGAAGAATCGTAATTCCCTACATCTTTAACTTCATAAAGCAAAGCATCATTAACATAATTTACTTTAACATCATCTGGATGTAATAAATATAATGCAATAGGTAGGCCTCGTTGATTTCTTTGTATATGTGCATAAGCATTACCATACAAAAGCAAAGTATTTATTAAAGTTTCAAAAAATATGTATTTAGTTTGTATGTGATTAGGCTCGCTATGTCCTAATAAATACAATGGACTTTCTATATATTTTTCTCTGCCATTATTTGTTTTTATGTAATAACAAAAAGGTAATTGGCTTATTGTTTCGCTTATTACTCTAATTGCTGCATATACAGCAGAAAAATTTAAAGCAGTATCTGGATTTACTAAAACACTCTTAGAGCTTACATTTCCTATAGCATAATCTAAATAATTACGCTCTTCTGGCTCATTTTTTTTGCCAGTAAAAAAGTCAAAAAATCCCATTAAATAAATATTTCTTGCAATTTATATATTTTTTTTGTATAAAGCAATAGCTTATATTGTAAAAAATCCAGCTCCATCTCTTTTATATTTGCTTTCTATTGGAGTCTCGCTAAATAATTCTTCTCCTACTGCCATACACAAAGCCATTATAGTATCTATTTTGGCTGAGCTTTTGCTTTTATCTGGTTTAATATTTCCAGCTGGGTCTACTTGTAGTTCTACATTTCCAAACTGCCACCTAATTACTGGGTCATTAAAATATATAAAATTTCGTTCTAATATTTTTGCTTCTATTTCTTTTGCTGCTGGACTTAGAGATTTATAGCCCATACCAAAAGCACTCATTTTTAATCCTACCTCTACTAAATTTAAGACAAGCTGACTACTATTCCATCTATCAAAAGCTATAGAGGTTATCTTATATTTTTCTGCAAGTTCTTCTATCTTGGCCTGTACAAAATTATAATCTGTAACATTGCCTGGAGTAACTTCTAAATAATCTGCCCATTCCATGTAGTTTACTCCATCTTTGCCTCCTGTTCTCATTTCGTATTTATCCTCTGGCAAAAAAGTCCAATGTTTTGTAATTATTTTTTCTCCTATTCTCCAAACTAATACAAAGCTAGTTAG